CGGAGGAGGGCCGCGAGGCCGTCGCGGTCGAAGCCGTGGCCCTCGACGACTACTGGCGCGGCCGCGGGCCGGTCGACTTCATGAAGATCGACACGCAAGGCTCGGAGGCCGCCGTGATCGCCGGCGCGCGGCGGACGCTGTCGTCGAGCCCTGGCGCTCGTATCCTCCTCGAGTTCTGGCCGTTCGGACTCGCTCGCGCGGGCGCCGGTGTGGCCGAGCTCGTGAGGCTCCTCGAGGAGTGCGGCTTTCGGGTGGCCGCCGACGAGCTGAGGCGGCTGGGGGCCGCCTGCACCGTGGAGAACCGCCGCCACCGGAACCTGCGGCTCCAGAGGCCGCCACGCTTCGAGGTCCCGGCGTGAGGGTCAACGTCGTGGTCAAGCGCGGGTGGATTCTCGAGCGGCTCGCGGCGGAGCTGCAACGCGGCGTCCCGGGGACGACGATCAACTGCGGGACCAGCGAAAGGACGGTCGACCCCGGGGCCGACCTGAACTACTACCTGCCAGCGAAGGACGTGCTGAAGTTCCCGCCGCCAGGGAAGGCGGTCGGCCTCTTCACCCATGGCCTCGTCCCCGAGGACCCGGCCCCCTTCGTCGCGGTGACGGCCATGAACCGGCGCGTCGCCGGCGAGCTCCGCAAGCTCGGCGCCGACGTGACCGTGATTCGGCCTGGAACCGAGTCGCCGGACCGGGGCGCCGTGTTCGGCGTGGTCGGGCGCCCGTACAACAGCGGGCGCAAGGGCGAGGCCCTCGTCGAGCAGGCCGTGTCGGCCGGCTTTCGGTTCGTCGCCTGCGCCCCGAAGGAGAAGGTGCGGGCCACAGCCCGCGCCCGGTGGCCGTGCAAGGTCACCCACCACACCGACCAGCGCGACGACTTCTACCGCTCGATCGACTACCTCGTCGTCCCGTCTCTCGAGGAGGGCGGTCCGATGCCGGTGCTCGAGGCGATTGCGCGCCGGGTGCCGGTGATCGCGCCGGACGTGGGCTGGTGCTGGGAGTTTCCGGTCATCCGGTACGAGCGCGGGTCGTGGAATTCGCTGAGGGACGTACTGGAGGGCCTCGCGCAGCCCCCAACCTGGAAGGACTGGGCCGCGAAGCACCGGGCGCTCTTCCAGCGCCTGCTGGCGGCATGACGCGGAGGTCGACATGATCTGGCTGGACAAGACGATCGAGGCGGTCGCCCCGGGGTGGGCGCTGAAGCGCGCCCGCGCCAGGGCCGCCGCCGAGCTGCTCAGGCGCCACTACGAGGCCGCGGCCGTCTCGAGGAGGACCCAGGGCTGGCGCCGCCCGACAGGTGACGCCAACGCGGTCATCGGCCCCGAGATCAGCCGGGTCCGGGCGATTGCCCGGGAGCTCGTCCGGAACAACGCCCACGCCGCGAGCGCGGTGCAGACGATCGCCGACCAGGTGGTCGGCTGGGGGATCGTCCCCCGCCCCCGCCCGGCCAGCCCCCGCGCGCTCGAGGTGTGGCGCTCCTGGGCCGAGTCCACCGACTGCGACGCCGACGGCCGGCTGGACTTCTACGGGCTGCAGAAGCTCATCCAGCGCACGGTCGTCGAGGCCGGGGAGTGCCTGGTGCGTCGGCGGATCAGGCGCCCGGAGGACGGGCTGGCGATCCCCATGCAGATCCAGGTCCTCGAGCCGGACTACCTCGACACCGACAAGACCGTCTGGAATTCGCCCGGCCGCCGGACGATCAACGGGATCGAGTTTGACGCCCTGGGCCGGCGGACGGCCTACTGGCTCCACCCGGAGCACCCAGGCTCGCCGCTCACGACCGGGGCCCCCGCGTCCGTCGCGGTTCCAGCCGAGAACGTCCTCCACGTCTACGCCCAGCATCGCCCCGGTCAGGTACGGGGGATGAGCTGGTTCGCGCCCGTCGTGGTCCGGATGAAGGACTTCGACGAGTACGAGGACGCCCAGCTGCTGAAGCAGAAGATCGCGGCCTACCTGGCCGTCATCGTGACGGACCCCGACGGCACCTCGGCGACGCTGGGCGCCTCCGGGGACCAGGACGTCGAGCAGCCCTACGTCGACCGCCTGAAGCCCGGCGCCGTCCTCCAGGGCCCCCCGGGCCGCGGGGTGCAGGTCGTCCAGCCTCCCCGGGTGGCCGAGTACCGGGACTACTCGGAAGTCACGCTGCGAGCCATCGCCGCAGGCCTCGGGGTGGCCTACGAGGATCTCACGGGCGACTACACCGACCTCCCGTTCTCGGCCGCCCGGATGAGCCGCCTGCGGCAGTGGTCACGGGTGGAGGACTGGCGCTACCAGATGATCGTCCCGCAGTTCTGCGACCCCGTCTGGCGCTGGGCCATGGAGGCCGCCATGGTGGCGGGTCTCGTGCGGGACATCCCCCGGGCCACCTGGACCGCCCCGCCCCTGCCGATGATCGACCCGGCCAACGAAGGGCTCGCCTACCTCAGGAACGTCAGGGCCGGCATCATGTCGCTCTCCGAGGCCCTGCGCGAGCGCGGCTACGATCCCGACGAGACTCTGGACGAGCTCCAGGCCGACTTCGCCGCCCTCGACCGGCGCGGACTGGTCCTCGACGTCGACCCCAGGAAGATGACCCAGGCGGGGCAGGCGCAGGCCCAGGCGCCGGACATCGAGGAGGAGACCTAGACCATGATCGACGCCTCGAGCGAACTGGAGACGCCCGAGCGGGATCTGGCCCTCGAGAGGCGGGTCGAGGGCCCGGCGCCGCCCAGGCAGGTGCAGAAGAAGCGGCCTCCGTCGGGAGACGCGCAGGCAGTGCGCGAGGAGCTCGCCGCCCTGCGGGCCCGGATCGAGGCGGCTCGGACCCTGACGCCGGCCGTGAGGCACCGGGTGCACAACTGCAGAACGTGCTTCGTGAACGCCCGGGACGCGACGATCCGCGCGATCGTCGGAGACGAGGAGCGATGAGCCGAAGGGGGGCGATCACGGCATCGCAGCGGGAGCTCTACGAGCTGATCCTCGCCCTCCACGAGCACCGCGGCGAGTACCCGTCGCAGCGGTACCTGGCGCAGTTTCTCGGGGTGAGCCTGAAGACCGTACAGGAGCGCCTCGCCTCGCTCTACCGCCGGGGATGGCTCTGCAGCCCGACCCCCGCCGGCGCGTCGATCCGGGCAGAAATCCTTTCGATACAACAGTAAAGACCCCGTCAAATTGACGGCTTCGCGCATCCGTTGCGCGAGAGCACCATGGGCGCGTGAAGACGGGAGCGTAGCTCATGGACCCTCGCGTCGTGAAGATGCCCCCCCTGTCCGTTCGGGCCGACCTCGGGCCCCGCAGCATCGACGAGGACTCGCGCACCGTCGAGCTCATCATCACGACCACGACGGGCGTGCGCCGCCGTGACTTCTGGACCGGGAAGGAGTACGTCGAGGTCCTCTCCATGGACCCCGCGCACATCCGGCTCGACCGGCTGAACGACGGGGCGCCCCTCCTCGACTCCCACAATTCATTCAGCGTCGCCGACCAGCTCGGGGCCGTCGTCCCGGGCTCCGTCGAGCTCATGAAGAAGGCCCTCGTCGGGAAGGTCCGATTCTCGAAGCGCGAGGCCGTCGAGCCCGTCTGGCAGGACGTGAAGGACGGCATCGTCCGCAACGTCTCGGTCGGCTACCGGGTGTACCGCTTCGAGGAGACGGTCGGGAAGGACAACACGCTGCCGATCCGCAAGGCGGTCGACTGGGAGCCCTTCGAGGTGTCGATGGTCCCGATCCCCGCCGACGCCGGCGCCAAGGTGCGGGCCGGCGACAGCGACGACGCGAACGAGTGCGAGGTCGTGAGCACAACCCCCGCAGAGCAGACGGCCGGGCCCAAGCCCGCCAAGGAGACGACGACGATGCCCGAGAACAAGCGGTCCGAGACCATCGTGGAGCAGGACCCCCTCGCTCCGCCGCCGGCGCCGCCCGCGCCCCCCGCGGAGCCGAACGAGAGGGACCTGGGCGCCGAGCAGGAGCGCCAGCGCTGCGCGGGCATCCTCCTCGCCACGCGGGCGGCGCGCCTGCCCCAGTCCTTCGCCGACAAGCTCATCCAGGACGGCACCCCGCTCGTGAAGGCGCAGAGCCTCGTGTTCGAGGAGCTCCAGCGCCGCGACGTCAACGTCCCGCGGGCCGACAGCCGCGCGCCCGAGATCCGGGTCGGCGACGACCCCTTCGTCCACGTCCGCGAGGGGATCGAGAACGCGCTGCTGCACCGCTGCCACCCGTCGCAGCCGGGCCCCAACGGCACGCGGGTCGGCTTCGAGCTCTCCGAGAAGGGCCGCCCCTACCGGGGGATGACGATGCTCCGCATCGCCGAGGCCTACCTCTCGCAGCGCGGCATCCGCGCCGCGGGGCTCTCGAAGATGGAGCTCGCCTCCCTGGCGCTCGGCCTCTCCGAGCGCGCCGGGATGCACTCGACCTCCGACTTCGCGCTCCTCCTGGCGGACGTCGCCGGGAAGACCCTCCGCGCCGCCTACGAGGAGGCGCCGCAGACGTTCGCGCCGATCTCGCGCCGGGTGACGCTGCCCGACTTCAAGCCGGCGAAGCGCCTGCAGCTCGGCGAGGCGCCGCAGCTGCTGGCCGTGGACGAGCACGGCGAGTTCACCCACGGGACCATCGGCGAGGGCCGCGAGCAGTTCCAGCTCGCGACCTACGGCCGGATCTTCGCGATCACCCGCCAGGCGCTGGTGAACGACGACACCGACGCCTTCTCCCGCGTGGCGATGCTCTTCGGCCGCGCCGCCCGCAACCTCGAGTCGAACCTGGTGTGGGCCCAGATCACGGC